CGGTCTTTCGCGCCTCAGTGCGTCCCGAGCGCTCTGCGACGAACGTAGGCGCTGCCTCGCGTGCTGCGGCGAAGACTGCGCGCAGTTTCCCGGCGCGCTCGGATCGTGGGCCTGCAAGTGCCGCTGGGCGCTTCGCGGCGATGATCGCCTTGTAGTTCACTTGCTCTGCCTTCGCGTCCTTGCTGAAGTTAACGTAAGCGTTGGATCCCTTGGCGTAGTGCCGGAATCCACCTTCAAGCAAGTGCCAAATCTTTTGACGTCCACTGGAGTTGCCCGCCTTCTTTCCGTACATGACGCCTACGCGCCCTGCCACTCCTGCTGACGCTTTACCGCCAGCGCGCCGGACATCAACCATGGTTGCGTTAGCGATGTCTTGACGGCTCCACGGATAGCCACGGTAACTGGCAGACAACCAAGTCCGAGTGAGCGCCACGCGCACGGGCTGCAAAGCCTTGCGCATTGATCGCTTCATGACGTTCTCGGCAACCTTGGGCCCAAGACGCGCAAGCGCCGTGCGGACGTTGCCGTCCACAAACTGCGTCTTCATTGTGATCTTGGTAGCCGTCATTCGGTTACCTCCGTCGCTTCCATCTCCAAGCGTCGGCGCTTTTGGTCACGGTCAAAGCAAGCGCGGATGTTGAACACGCGCTCGGTGCCGTTGTCTACGTAAAGCAGTCGGCTATTGGTGGTCACGGCAGGATGCCACGCGGCCAAGATGCGCCAATCGGAGCGGGCGTTAACGCCAAGATCGTCTACGACTTCGTTCGTTCGTGCCGTGTCAATGTGGCAAGCAATCTGTGCGACGCTTAGCCATGAGACTTCTGCCTGTCCAACGCTGTCGATGGTTCGAACGGGATTTTGTACCGTCATCGAAAGCCTCAGCATTCCGGATGGGACGTGCCCAGCCACTTACGCTATTCCTTTGCCCATCATTGATGTCACCCTGTCCCAGTAAGTCGAGTCGAGCGCGATGGTGTCATCGCCACGGCTTGCCACATGGTGTGCCACGCGCTGGAGTAGCGCCATCTCTAGCAGCGGATTGAGCGCCGCGTTACCCGCTGTTACGGTCAGCGTCACTGGGTAAGTCAGGTTGTCAATGTCCATATCGACGTAGATCAGACCGTTGATGACCACCTTCACGCACGTGCCAGTGAGCGGCACCGTAGCGCTATCGCTGTAAGCCACTGTAGTGCCCGCTACGTCGCCTTGGCGCTCAAGACGGAGATACAGACCGCCGTAGATCGTCACGGGCGCTGCGGGCACCCACTGCGTTCTTGTGACACTCTCCACGCACCACCCGGTGCGCTCTTCCAATTCGCGTACGGCTGCTGCCCATGCAATGCCAATAGCCGGGTCATCCTCCGTGTGAGGAATGCGGGCCCAACTGCGGAACTTTGCAATGTCTAAAGCCATTGTTCCTCGCTGTAGGTAGGTGGGGCCGAAGCCCCACCCACCTAAAGGATGAGAGGATCAGAATCAGACGTTGGTGACGCGCAGTTGAACGAGCGCATCCCCGCGGGTGATGTTCGCATTAGCGAACGACATCGCGGTGTACTTAACTTGACCAGTGGTGGCGAGGGTGATGTCGTCGCGGATCATCCCGATTCCTGCCCACTCGCGGATGCTGTAGGACTCGCGGATGTCTCCAACCACTGCCATCACGGTCTTCGCTCCCGAAGTTGTGACAAGCGCTGGGACATACGGAGTTACGTAAACTGGCAAACCCATCAAGGTTGCTGGTGCCGACCGGGTAATTCCGGCATCACTACTTGGCACAAACAGCGGCACATTGTTCACGATGATGCCAGCGATCGCCGCGTAGACGTCTTGTGGGATGATCCATGCGCAGGATGGACTATTCCAGTAAGCCGCTGGCAGAATCTCGTAGCGCATCTTCGTCAGGTTCTCAATCGTGACCGCGGACGTAGAGGTCGCAGCAGCCACCTTCAATGCACGGGTGTTACCTGTTGCAACAGTTGCACCAGTGCGAACGCCAGTGGTCGTAGTTGCAGGGTCAAAGATGCCTGTTGGCATTGCTGTGCCGCCAATACCTCCGATGAACCCGAAGGCCTGATTCTTGGAAATCTTCTTCTGAAGATCCATCATGACCTCGGCTTCGACGTCGAAGTTGGCTTGGCGCAACAGCGTCTGCGAAACCTGAGTGGTCGGTGAGCAGAGTCGTGGCGGCAAGAGCACCTCAGCGAGTGCCATGTCGTTCACAACGGCGTTGCCACCTTCCGCGATCCACGAACCAGTGCCGCCACCGTAGGCAGCGCTGGTCTGCGTGTTGTAACGGAGCGATGGGTAGCCAGTGACTCCACCGCGATAATCAGCCAACGAGCGCATGAAATCTTGGCTATCGAGGTACTTAAGAATCTCTGTCTCGTAGACAGCGGGCACCATGATCGTGCCAGCAGCGGTTGCTGGAGTGGTTGCGGTCGTGAGTGCGCGCACTTCAGGTGCAGCGCCACCCTTCAGCCAACCGATGAACTGGTCGCGGTACTTCTTGGTGTCGCGCTCTTCGCGTCCAAGTTCCATATCGCGCTTGGCGATGATCTCGACGGCGCTTGAAGATGCGAAACGCTCCCGCATTTGCGCGGAACGGATCTCGGCTTCAACGGTTGCGAGTTCGTTTGCGACTTCATGGCCGCGGGCTTCGACTTCCACGGTGAGTGAGTCTTGTGCGAGAATGGAATCGCGCTCTGCGGTGAGCGCCTTACGGCTTTCAAAGAGTTCGGACAGTTTCATGATGGCATCCTTAATCGCAGACGAAGCCGGGCAACGCCCGACAGAAGGGTTCTTGCCTCGACGCTCGTCTGCTGATAAGCGCCTTCGGACACTACGGAAATTTCGATCAAACGAACTTGATTGAGCGTGCGTGTGTTGCCGCTCCAAGAATCTGAGATCACGTTGAAGCCAAACGACATTTCAGAAAACACGCCCGCGGCTACAAGCGATCTCGTAGAGCGGGCAAGTTCTGTATCTGGCAAGGTCACTGAAAATGCCAAACCGTGTGCGTCGCTGTTCAGTTCAAGCAGTCCGCTCTTGGTGTTGGCCAGTAGGTCGCGCGAATCGTGACCGACAAGCAGCGAGATGTTGGAGCGAAGCGAGTTGTCGAACGCGCCGCGGGCAACCTTCTCAGTAAATGGTTTGCCGCCATTGAGGCCGCGGACGGTGAGCGGATGGCTCGGAGCGTCGTACACGCTGGCGTAGCCGCCGATCTTGTCGCCTTGCATATTGATCTTGGCGGTACGGATTTCAAGCAATGTCTTCACCTCCATCGATGTTTTCGGTAGCGCCGTCGCCTTGCATGGCGCTATTGCCGCCCGGCATGGACACGCTTGGGATGTCGAACTCATCGCCCTGAATAGGCGGGAGGCCCATTCGCTTGCGACCGTCGTTCGGTGAGAGGATCCCGGCGAGGACAAGTTTCGACAGCGCCATGCCCGCATCGCGCATATTGCCGCGCAGCAGTACGTCGGTATCAAGCCTTGCGTGTTCGCCGGGCCCGCAGAGTTTGCGCGTGATCTCCGACTCCCACGCGGTTACCCATTGGGCTAGTGCGCCGTCAACGTAGGCGCGTGCTGTTTCGGATTGTGAGGACAGCGCCCCGCCGCCCTGCTGGTAAAGCATTTCGGGCGGTACGCCGAATGCGCGGGCGATCTCTTGGATAGAGAACTTTCGCGACTCAATGCTGGTCGTGGTTGATTCAGCGCTGATGCGTTCAGCCTTCATGCCTTCGCGCAGGATCAGCGGGCGCGAGGCACCTTCCGCGGTTGCGTGCATGGTTTGCCAGGCGTCGCGGATGGCTTGCACAGTTTGATCACTCATGGCTCCGGGATGTGAGATGCTCACTTTTCCCGTACTGCCCGTGCGCACCAGGCTTTTGTGGGCCGCCGCTTCGTCTGCCGCCAGTTCCATGGCGAACCGGCAAGACTCCATTGGCGACATATACCAACTCGGCGAAAGCGGATCCGGATAGCAACCGAGGTGCAACACCTGGTCTGCCTTTAGGAGATTGCCGCCAAGCCGGTACTGCACGCCCTCTTCGGTCAGTTCAACCGTGGACGTTCCGCTCGGAAGTGGTTGCAATTCGGCGACGGTGCCCGATGAATCACGGCGAATGAGTGCCAAACCGTTACCCGAATCAAGCGCGCACGTGGTCATGTAGCGCCGAAACTCGTAGCCCGACTGCCAGCGCGAGGCCTCCCGCGTCATCAACTGCGTAATCGGCGAGTCGACTACTTGGCCTTGCGAGTCAATTACGGAGAACGGAAGCCGCGCCAAGTCCGTGCTGATGAGATTCATCGCACGAACGACAGCGGGTAGATGCTGTGGCGCTGGCGTTGCCAGTGGTTCCGGGCGTGCGTAGACAACTACGCCGCTTTTGAAACCGAAGAATCGTGCGAAGATGCTCACTGCAACGCATGGGACAAATGTGCCCCGCGTTGTCAAGCGATTATTTCAGACCTCGCATCTAAATACAGCGCTTCACAGAATTTCACACTATTTCACACCTCTTCACAGTGCGTGAAGTTGCGTACCGCTTGCGTGAAGTTGCGTGAAGTTCCGTGAAATCAACCAATCGGGCAAGCGCTTGTGCTGAGTCCGGTCGACTCGCGCACCTGGTGATGTTCCATCAGAAGCGCTGCCATGTTGCCGGAGACGATGACGTCCATGTTTCCAGCGCTGCGTCCCTTCACTGGTCGCGTGTTGCCCACGTTGTCACGGATCAGTCGCACGTTGTTCAGTCCCGACGCAAGTACCGGATCGATTTGGTAGCAAAGTTGCTTGGACTTCAATAGATCGCCCCACAGTTTCCACGCTGGCGCCATCGTTCGGATGCTCTGATCGACCGGAATGATGGGCCAGCCGCGATCCTGCCATCGCTTTATGTCTCGCGCTTGCGCTGGATGCGGGTCGACGCCGATCTTTCGCACGTCGTAAAGCGTCATCAAGTGCTCAATTTCAGCCTCCACAATGCTCATATCCTGCCATTCACCAGGCATACGGCGCAGATGTCCTGCCTCAATCCACACCTGGAGCGGGTTCTTGCAGCGCTTTTCGTCAAGCGCGATGTCCGTGCCGGCCCACCAGCACACGTTCCGCGCACGAATGATTCCGCCATCGACCACCATGATGGTGAGCGCTGTCAAGTCAAGTTGACTTCCGTAGCCGCCGCGGCTCAGGTCAAGACCGATCACCGCCGGCGCGCCGCGCAAGCGATCCCAATCGCAGTCCACCATTTGCCGCTCAAGGACTGCAAGATCGATGTCAGTCGTGGCAATCTCGTGGTATCTGCACGCTAGCTGCGTCTCGAACTCGGCGATTTGAACCGGGTCGCCCGTGTTTAGCATCGTCTGCGCGGCCAGTTGCAACTGCGTCGGGTCAACAATGACGCCCAAACCTGGGTGCGCCTTCGCCCAAACAGCAGGATCTGAGGCCTGATCGTCGGCATCTAAGCCGTAAATCATGGGCCACCAGCCCGCCGGATAGGGCGTTCCGTCAGCGATTGCAGCCTCGCACGCTTGCCAGTAGCCCCAAATCGGGCGCGTCTTCTGCTCCGGATCGGGCGTCGTGATCGCCAACAGTTGCGACGTGGCGAACTTGGCAAGCCCGGTGAGCAAGCGCCCGAACGCCTTGTCCATGCGCGCCGTCTCGTCCGCGACGATCAAGCGCGTGGTCAATCCGTCAAGCGCACGGTCGGTGCATGGCAAGGATATGTACCTATTGCCACCGTGGCGCACTCTGCCGGGGTGCGCGGGCGTAGACCCACCCGAGGACGTCCATCCCTTTTCGTCTTTGTCTGAGTCATCTAGGGCCAGTGTGCGGCACATGGTCTGCATCCGCTCAAAGGTTTTCTGTGCCAAGCGCCCATCCGGCGCCACGCTTGAGAACTCCAGGCTAGTGCTGGTGTCTCGCATCGCTGCCATAATCATCGACGCCGCAAACTCCGTCTTCCCGTTGCCACGCGCCACCACCAGTAGCAGCGCCTTGGTGGCGGGTGTGTCCGTCTTCACTTTGGCGATCACGCGCCGGCGGGCAAGCAAGATCATTGCCACCATGCACTGCCACGGCATCCACTCCAGTGGCTTGCCGGCGTCCTCTTCCACGCCCTGGCCACACTTGCGTGCGAACGCTCGGGCGTCCTCGGCGCGTGGCTCGTCCCACCACACCTGGTGCGCCGCCGGCGACTTGCGCTCGGCTAAGTAGCGCTTGCATGAGTCGACGATTCGCAGATTCGCGACGGCGGTTCCGCTGGCAATCGATTCGGCGTAGGCATCGGCTAGGTCGGCGCATAAAGGTGGTCGTTTCAGGTGTTTACGACGCGCGTCTGTCTTTGTGG